CTTCTGGAGGAACTGAACAATATGGAAAGTGTTGATCTTGGAATTTTTGTAACCCAGATTGATACAGAGAAGACGGCATAGATGAAGGAGGTACGAAATTGTTTACAACAGAAGATATGAAGAAATATCATACAACAGCTGAGAGAATCTTAAATGCGCTGGATAACAGTTCGGTGCCGATCAGCTGGCATGAAATGGACAGATGCGCATTACAGAGCGTTATCGCCAAAGAATTGATATTAATTGATAAGGAGGCAAGATAATGGATGTACGCAAAGTGCAAGATGTGCGAAAGAATGTGGAACATCAGTACATTACAGAAGATTCCAAAACACGGATATATCTGTCCGTGGTGCGAGAATTTAATGAGAAGGAGTATGAGGAATATTCAAAAAAAAAGAAAAGAGCGAAAATAAAAAAGAGAATTCGCTTCTTGAAAAGGTCGATGGTTTACATCGTTCCTACAGCAGTCAGCCTTATCTTCTTCGGATATCTGAGCGATATGCTTTGCGCAATAAGGGGAAGCGCAGAACTCGGATCCGAATGGATAGCAATCCCGCTCATGTGGGTGTGGGTATACGCATTGACCAGATTCGCTGTAGGAGATGCATATTAAAAGCCCCAGATGCTTAAAGGAGATATGAAGTGTAGACGGCACTCATAAATCCGCATCCGAGGCTTTTGGGTCAGAACTTTAAAAAACAGGTTGGGCCTCATTTTTTAAAGAACACCGTCATTTTATCACAAATTTAGGAGGTAATCAAGTATATGCAAGAAATTTCAGGAAGCTTGTCAGAGGTTATAAGAGCATACAGTGATCATAACTTGCTTGTCCCTGCGGCAACAGATGTGCAACTGAATCCTTTCTATAAATATCATGTAGAGGAAGTTGCAGTTGATCTGAGCGAAAATAGTGGCGACATTTTTAAAGTTGGTTCTGTTAAAACTGGAAAAACAGATAGCAAAGGAAATGATATCTGGCAGGATACATATTCATTATCCAAACCACTTCTTAACAAATTGGCTATGGCAGCTGGTATTCAGTTTAATCCACATCAGACATACGGTAGACGAATTGATAGTATCACATATCGAGCTCAGGCGCAGGGAGCAATGAGAAAAGCAGATGGGACTTACAGATCGGAAGTCGACCAGAAAGAAATCTGTCTTGAGGATGAAGAAGATAAGTATCGCACAGAATTTTCTGATAAGGCGGTTAAGGGGATTGCAGACAAGAAAGCGGCAAATGCAGCGGCAGAAATATTTAAAGGAAGCTGGGTTGATACGAAAGATAAATGGGGAAAGAAAGTTAAAGCTTATGTTATCGACGAAGCAGATAGAGAACGATATGTTGAACGTTCGGTAAAAGTAAATATGGCTTTATTAAAGAAGACATGGGCCGAAAAAGCAATGACAGGAGCAAAACTCAGAGTCATCAGAGCATTGCTTGGGACAAAAGGCTCTTACACAAAGGATGAATTAAAAAAGAATTTCGCGATTCCAACAGTAATATTCTCTCCGGATTATTCAGATCCACAGGTCCGGCAGGCAATGCTGATGCAGGGTATGAATTCTGTAAACAATATGTTCGGAATGCCTCAGATTGAGGTTAAGAATGTAGATTTTGCCACAGATAGCAATATTATCGATGAAGGTGACTTGGACAATCCGGCGTTTACTTCGGAACTTCAGGATGAAGATATGGGCGAAATTCAACAGGAAGCATTTGCCCAGCCCGAACAGGAAGAGCCGAATGAACCGGATCCGCAACCAGAGGAAGACAGAACTGCAGATTTTCAGTGCTCCAGATGCGGTACGATCATAAATGAAAAGGTTTATGAGTATTCAATCAATAAATTTGGTGAACCATTGTGTATCAAATGCCAGAGAGGAGGCGGACGCAGATGAAAATATTACATACAGCTGACTGGCATATTGGCCAGTTCAAAGGTCCTGTAGTGGACGGGGTAAATCTCCGTTCACAGGATACAGTAAATTGTCTTAATTATATGATTAAGGTTGCAGAAGAAGAGAAACCAGACATTGTTTGCGTTTCTGGTGATGTTTTCCATCAGGAGCAGATAGGTCCGGTAAGATATTCGGACGAAATGATTGTTGCAACAGACACGATCACAAAATTGGCAGGTGTTGCGAAAGCAGTAATCGTAATGAGAGGAACGCCGAATCATGATGGAGGTGGACAATTCAGAGTTTTGAGCAAGATGTTTGCAAATACTGGAAATGTACATATAGTAACATCGCCAACTGTACTCCGTACGCCATATGCTGATATAGCCTGCATTCCGGGATTTGATAAGCAGGAGTTCAGATCAAGATTCCCTGGTCTGTCTGCAGATGAAGAAAACGAAGCATGGACAAGCTATATATCCAGTATGGTAATGGGGCTTCGAGCTGAATGCCATAATACATCTATCCTGATGGCGCATTATACCGTACCTGGTTGCAACATGGAATCCGGTCAGACTTCATTCTTTACAAATTTTGAACCGGTTATTCCGAGAGAAGCATTGGAAGCTGCTGGCTATGAAGCAGTGCTTCTGGGACACATACATAGACCACAGCAGATCAACGGATTGCATAACGTGTATTACTCTGGCGCTATTAATGCCATGAATTTTAATGATGAGCATCAGAACAGAGGATTTTATATTCATGAGTTCATGGGTGGGGAGATGACATCATCTCAGTTCTGTGGAACACCTTATCGCAGATTCAAAACCATAGATTGGGACACGAATCAGGTAAGTGATTATATCGGAAACAGGGATGCATATGCATTGGTTACGAATATCAGCAGGGATATTTCAGACATGATTGTAAGAGTGAAATATAGTTGCACCAGTGAACAGAAAAAACTGTTGAATATCCCGTTACTGCAAAAGGATTTGTATGATTGGGGAGCCTTTTATGTGTCGGATATTGAGGCAGAAAATGCTATTGATGTTACGAACAGAGGATTACTCTCAGAGGAAAGCGACCCGACTTTAAATCTCAAGAAGTATCTGGAAGAAAAATGCTTCAAGAATCCGGATAAGATCGTAGAACTGGCAGAACCGATTATTGCGGAAGCGATGAAACAGAGTACAACTGCAGAGATACACGGAGTATTCCGACCGATTTCAATAGCTGTCCGTAATTACAGAAATTATAAAGAAGAAAAATTTGATTTTGCTGATATATCTTTCTGTACGATCAACGGTGTAAATGGAGCAGGAAAGAGCAGCTTATTCATGGATGCGATTGTTGACTGTCTGTTTGAAGAAACTCGAGAGGGAGACAACAAGGCGTGGATCCGTGGTACAGAAGATGCAAGAAGTGGTTCTATAGAATTTGTATTTGACATTGGAGATAAGAGATTCAGGGTCGTACGTACCAGAACTAAGTCAGGAAAACCGACGTTGAACCTATCTCAGTATGAAGAAAATGAATGGCGAAACATTTCAAAGGAGCGAATTGCTGATACTCAGGCAGAGATAGAGAAGCTTCTCGGTATGGACAGCATGACATTCCGAAGTTGCGCTTTAATCATGCAGGATCAGTACGGATTATTCTTGCAGGCTAAAAAGGACGAACGTATGGCAATACTTGCGAAACTGCTTGGTCTTGGAATCTATGGAGTTATGGAACTGGATTCAAAAAAGAAACTCTCCGAACAGAGAAAAGAGCTGGCTTCGAAAAAAGAAGCTGTCAGAATTAAAACGGATTTTATCAAATCCAAAGGAGATCCGGAATCTGAATTGCAGAAAGCAGAGGAAGATATTCAGCAGCTTAATAAAGATATTGAGGATTTAAGCGATACTCAAGGACAGTTGCTGAATAAACAGGCTCAGATTGCAAAAGCAGGGCAGGAGTGCCGCAAAGCTTCGGAAGAATTGAATGATTGTCATAAGAGACGCAGATCCATTTCAGATGAAATCTCAAGTAAGACGCAGATTTTAGAAAGCTGCAATATCGCATTGGAATCAGCGAATGAGATTAGAGAAAAAGCCGCCGAATATAAACAGTTGTCCGAACAGATCATAGAGCTGGAGAAAGACGTTCTTAATCATGACAATGCAAAAAGAAATCTTACTGGGTATAATGCTGACATCCAGAATTGCCAGAATATCATAAACGATGCAAAGCGTCGAAATAACGACATTGCGAATCTTATTGAACAGCTTAAATCAGAACTTCCGGATAATTTGGAAGAAAAACTGACGGAGCTGGATCAGGTGAGGACGCAATGCGAGGAATTACAGGAAAAAAGATATCTGGCTTCTGTTGCGGAGCAGGAACTGCAACAGATAAGAGCAACGTATTCTCAGCGTATATCAGAAGCAGAGAACAGGCGGAAATATCGTTTGGACAGAATTTCCGAGATAAGACAGCAGGAGGAATTTATGAAGAATTCCGGTTGCCCTGATATAGATGGAGCAAGCTGCAGGTTTCTCGCAAAAGCAATCGATGATGTAAAGAGTTTACCAGAAGAAGCAGACCATCTGGAAAAATGCGAGGAAGAAATAGCGGCATTGAGGACCAAACGAGACGAAGAAATATCAAAAAAACAGGATGAAATTTGTATTATCGGATATGATGCTGAAAAATTAGATCTTTTGACAGTAAAAGCAAGTACGCTTGTGAAATATGAAAACTTGAAAAAGGATGCCGAGAAAAAGAAACTTGAAATCGCCCGTTTAGAGACAGAAAAGGACACCAACAGTAAAACGATAGGGCAGTGTGAAGAAAGCCTCTTAGAGCTCAATATAAAGGCCCAGAAAGCAACTGATATTGTTGATGCGTTATCTGATTCCGTTATTAAGCATGATGATGCTGTATGTAAAAGAAATTCAGTAGCACATTTCGCGGAGCAGGAAAAGGAACTTCCGGTGTATGAAGAGAGAAAGCAGCATATTGATAAGAGACTTACTGAATTATATCAGGAGCGGAGCAAGGAAGATGCCAACGAACTTGTTTTATATAACAATCTTCGTGAAGCGGAAATAGAACTGAAAGAACTAAGAAAAGATATTGAAGGCAGTGAGGCTCTTGAAGAAGTTGAGAGAAGATTAAAATCTGCAAAAGAAACTCTGGAAAAAGCGCAGATCCAAAAAGGCGTACTGACACAGAGAGTTGAAGATGTTGAGGCAATGCGTTCTGAAATAGCTCTTTTGAATAAAGGTATTGCTGTTGCAGCTGAGAAAGCTGATTGCTACGAGGCTTTGAAACAGGCATTTTCACAGGATGGCGTTCCGCATCAGATCATCCGAAATATTATTCCTCACATTACTGATACTGCAAACAATATCCTTGGATCTATGACAGGCGGAACTATGGGAGTGGAATTTGTGATGGAACGTACCGTAAAAGGTAAAGACGGTGACAGAGCTACCCTGGACGTACTGATCAATGAGTACGGAAAGACAACTCTCCCATATGCTTCGAAATCCGGAGGGGAAAAGGTAAAGGCTTCACTTGCTATTATCCTTGCATTGTCTGAGATTAAAGCAACGTCCGCAGGTATCCAGCTCGGAATGCTGTTTATAGACGAACCTCCATTTCTCGACGATGATGGAACTCAGGCCTATGTAGATGCTCTGGAAACAATCAGACAGAGGTATCCAGATGTGAAAATTATGGCAATAACCCATGATGATGCTATGAAAGCTCGATTCAATCAGTCTGTAACCGTAATTAAAACAGAAGACGGCTCTAAGGTCATTTACTAAGGAGGCGTATGTGGGAAAAAGATACTATTGGCTTAAGCTGCCGGATGATTTCTTCCGGCAGAAGCCGATCAAAAAACTCCGCAGAATTGCCGGAGGCGATACATACACAATTATCTATCTCAAGATGTTGCTGGTATCTCTGAAAAATGAGGGAAAACTCTTCTTCGATGGAGTAGAAGAGAATTTTACAGAAGAGATTGCACTTGAACTTGATGAAGAAGAGGAAAACGTAAAAGTCACAGTCCAGTTTCTTATGGCTCAGGGACTCCTGCAACTGATAGACGAAAGCGAATATGAGCTTACAGAGTGTTCCAGAATGGTGGGATCTGAAAGCGCAAGTGCTGAAAGAATGAGACGTCTTAGAGATAAAAAAACGTCACAATGTGACATTGGTGTGACGCAACAGTTACACCTCAGTGACGTAGAGAAAGAGAAAGAGATAGAGATAGATAAAGATAAAGAG